GGCTAGGATCGGTAGCTTGACTATACAACCGAGTTCCTTGAGTACCTGTACTAGCCCATGTAAATCTTCTAAAATATGTTGGTCTCATAACTAGAGAAGTAATGGAAAGCTCGTCAATATCTGTACCCATAGCTCCTGGCAAAATTTCTACAGAATTATCTGAAAAGAAACCCAGAGATAGGGAGTTGTCAACTGCGTTGACATTATTGATATAAGGAGTTTTCTGGGCTAGCATTCGAGATGCAGGTGAAGATTGCTTAGGGTTGCTAAAACCCAACGCTGATGCAGCATCACTCAAAATACCAGAGGCCCACGCTACTGGTAAAGCTACTGAAGATAATAAAGGGATACGTGATAGGATTGTAGCAGCCTTTGATATTCTACCAAAAATCCTTGAAGGTGTTGGTAGTCCTGAAGCAGCGAGTTCATTGTCTCCCACAGATTGAGCCTCAAATACATCTTCGACCTGAGCTACAAAAGTAGTGGGATATAATAACTCTGCATCTTCAAAATGCATCCAATAAGTAACTGGTACCGATGTGTCACCAGTAGGTGAAATTAGAGGGCTATAAATTTGGATCCTAAAAGTCCCAAGTTGAGAATTGCCTCCATTTAATTTATACGCTTCATACGGGTAAATGAACGGAACCCGCAAGATAGCCTCAGTTTGAGATGCTGCGTCTAATTCAACACGTGGCAACTGAGACAATGTAACCAAGTTGGATACAATAGTATTAAACCTATCTGTACCCAAAAAGGTTGAAGAGGGAATGTATACGACCATTAATCTACCCTGCATAAAGCGGGAGCAATTGATCGTAATACGCAAAACAAAAGTACCGCGAAAACCCAAAAAACCACTCATTTTGTCAGACATCATGGCATTAGAAATGAGCGTTGAAGGATTATTGATAGAAAGTAAGAGGGAACCAGATGTACCAGTAATATCCCAGTTAACACTACCTTGGACTGGACGGCCAAGGAAGTCTAGGATCTCATGGCTTCGCGTCTCTCTCAGAGAATTAGAAAGTAACCGGTTATATTCTAGCGGTCGTTGAATTGTTTGTTCAACCACCGTTTCATCGTTGTAGAAAGTAGTAACTTGTTGTGTTTCTACTTCTACTTGTGTATTGTTTATATTATTATTATTGTTGTTTCAGCAAGTGAAATAACTTCGCACGTGGCCCACTCAAACCATCGCACTGACAATCGGGTTCCCTGGATATAGTCTGGACTGCAGACAGGCGATCCTGGGAGTAAGACTAAATAGCCCCGCCTTATGTCATCTAACGCAACATACTACCCTTCCCCGTCAGGGGGCCCGATATATTTCCGGGTAGCATGAGGATCGAATAGATTACCAGATTTCCTTACTACTAAGAGCAACAAGTCTGTTACTCTCGTAGGAGGAGAACTGAGGAGAAAAGCCAATTTTCTTCTTGGCCGCTTCAATTATCTTTGGAGCCCACAGATCGTAGATCTCCTTTTCATGGAGTCCCAACTCCATTAAAGCCACATTTATATTATCACGAACAATAACATTGCATTCTTTAGTGTTCTTTGTCCAATATGGCATTTCCAAAACCGTTTCTAGGCTAAGTGGTGCCAACCATTTACCTAATTCTTCATCATATCTAAAAGAGCGCTTCAAAAAGCTCACTTCTTCCAGATCCCTCGATAGTGGTGCTTGACCCCCAACTAACTTGCCTTCATCAGTATATATGTATCCTATATCCTTCATAGCATCTGTAATTGTGTGCTGATTAAAGAAATGGATAGCATCTGATGAAATAGAATAAACACCATCATCTCCATACACTCTCGGACAAACTTTATCCCTAAAGAATTGAAGAGCATGAAGATGCAAATTACTAGTCTTGACAAACACATACATCATCAACATTATGTGTAAGATAGTATTTACTATGGTGGTGGCTGGATGCCCAGAAGACAATGAGCTAATCCATTGTATAATTTCTCCACCAAAAATGTGGAACGAAAATACAACTTCATACCAAAGAACTCTTCGAATCGTTTTATTCACAGGATCATCATCATACCAGAGATTTATAACATCAAGTACAGCCCAAAGAAATTCAATTTGTTGTTTCTTATCAAATTGCGAAAAATCACCAGCAACCACGTTCTTAAATTTATTAAGATCTTTGGCTAAACTATGCCATTCTTCAGACCTTGGGTTAATACCAACA